AAAAACTTATCAAGCGGGCTTTTGCTATGCACGATAAACAAGAACACAAAGGTGGCAAAGGTACTAATCTTGCTAGCCTTAAAGAAGGTGGTTCAGTTAAAGCCTCTTCAATGGGTTCTGTAAAAACAAGTTCAAGCCGCGACGGTGTTGCCGAGCGTGGTCGTACCAAAGGTCGTGTTTGTTAATTTAAAGGAGTATTACCATGGCAGCAGAAAAAATGGGCCCAAAATCAATGGGTCAAGATGTAGAAAAGTTTCCACAATTTGAATCACATGATTTTGCAACTAAAAAACATGCTGGTGCACACAAGCCACAACATGAAATGATTGCTGAGCATAAAGCTGGGCATATGCAACACCATGAAGCCGTTATGAAGATGTGTGGCGGCGGTATGGCTAAGGCTAAAAAGTAATGAAGTCCTCTAGGGGTATGGGCGCAGTATTGCCCAGCAAACTTCCTAAGACTTCTCAATCTGCCGTCCTTGCAAAAGGCGGTAAGGTTAATGCCGCAGGTAACTATACAAAGCCTAGTTTGCGTAAGCGAATTGTTTCAGAGGTTAAAGCTGCTGCTACTCAGGGTACTGGGGCGGGTAAATGGTCAGCCCGCAAAGCACAGTTAGTAGCTAAGAAATATAAAGCCGCAGGTGGTGGGTATAAATGAGTGGTTTGGCAAAGCCGCAACGTTCTTTAAAAGCTTGGGGTGAACAGAAATGGACAACCAAATCTGGAAAGAAATCATCCGAAACAGGTGAACGGTATTTGCCAAAGAAAGCTATTGATGCTTTAAGCCCACAAGAGTATGCTGCAACTACACGTGCTAAACGTGCAGGAAAAGCAAAGGGTAAACAATTTGTACCACAACCTAAAGCGGTTAAAGAAAAAGTTAAACCATATAGGAAAGTAAAATAATGGCTACTAAAAATTGGATTCAAAAAGCAATTAAAAAACCTGGCGCTCTAAAAGCGTCATTGGGTGTTCCTGCTGGCAAAAAGATTCCGGCAGCCAAATTAGCCGCAGCTGCAAAGAAACCCGGCAAGGTGGGTAAGCGGGCTAGGCTGGCGGAAACCCTAAAAGGATTGAAGAAATGAAAAAGCATATTATTAAAGCTTTGAAGTGGGCGTTAAGCAAGTTTGAAGATAGAACTGCTGAGATTGCTGCTTGGCCTTTTCCTGTAGTAACTGAGGATTTTGACCCACGCCCAAAAAAGCCAACAGTAAGAAAAGCTACTACTCGTACGGTTAAAAAACCAGCAGTAGTTGCAAAAACTGTAGCTATTAAAAAGACTGCCAAGAAAAAGGCTAAGTAATGACTACTTCCGGTTCATCATCGTTTAATCTAGACTTATCAGAGTTAGTCGAAGAAGCTTTTGAGCGTTGTGGCTCAGAGCTTCGTACTGGTTACGATTTACGAACTGCTCGCCGTTCTTTAAACTTGCTTACTATTGAGTGGGCAAACCGTGGCATTAACATGTGGACTATTGAACAGGGAGAAATTCCGCTTGTTCAAGGAGTTAATACTTATGACTTACCTATCGACACAATTGACTTATTGGAACACCAGATTCGTACTAATGCTGGGCAAACTAATAACCAGACTGACATTACCATTAGTCGAATTAGTGTCTCTACTTATTCTACTATTCCGAATAAATTAGCCCAAGGCCGTCCAATCCAAGTATGGATTCAGCGTATGTCAGGTGCGCAATACCCATTGCCAGGACCTAATGGCACAGACCCAGTTACAGGGATTGATGCCCCCAAGATTACTGTTTGGCCTACCCCAGACCAAGGTACTGTAGGAAATCCCTACTATAAATTCGTTTACTGGCGCTTACGCCGCATCCAAGATGCTGGCACAGGGGTAAGTACTCAAGATATACCTTTCCGTTTTGTGAACGCTATGGTGGCTGGACTCGCCTACTATTTATCTCAGAAGCTACCAAATGTAGATATGCAGCGTGCAGTAGCCCTAAAAGCTGTATATGACGAACAGTTCCAGCTAGCTGCTGATGAAGATAGAGAAAAGGCTCCGATTAGGTTTATTCCTCGTCAAACGTTTTTAGGATTTAACTAATGACTACGATGTTCGCATCTGGCAAGTTTGCCATTGCGGAATGTGACCGCTGTGGGTTTCGTTTTAAGTTGACAGCCTTAAAGAAGCTGACTATTAAGACAAAAAATGTTAGCATTAAAGTATGCCCAGAGTGTTGGGAACCAGACCAACCTCAGTTACAATTGGGGATGTATCCAGTTAATGACCCACAAGCTGTGCGGGAACCTAGACGGGACAATAGTTATTATCAGTCTGGTAATACTGGGCTGGATGTAAATGTTAATGGCGGTACTGCAGTTTTAGGATACGGTACTCCGGCAGGTGGTAGTAGAGTAGTTCAATGGGGCTGGAATCCTATAGGACAGACATACGATTATAATGAGACACCAAACAATTTAGTAGTACAAACTGCGGTAGGGCAGGTAACAATTAATTAGGAGTAGGACATGACATTTAAAAGCGGCGCTCAAGGTATTAACCAACAAGGCAAAACCAAAGGCACAAACCTTGGTGATGATGGCAAATCAGTAGCTACCATAAATGGTGGCAAGTCTTCCGCTGGTGGTAAAACTAACGAAAGCATGTTAGCAAACGGTCGTAACCGTGCTAAATTAGCTTACCAAACAGGTTCTGTTAGCTTAAAAGGCAAAGGTAAATAATCATGGTTGCTCAAGTTAAACCTACAAAAAAGAATAGCCCAGCTGTTAAAGTTGGTAGCCTAAAAAATACACTGCCTGCTGAAAAGTATGCGATGCCGCATGATATGAGTGGTAACCCTGTATCTGGTGGTTTGCCTGAGATGTCTAAGCAATCTGGTAAAGACTTTATGAATGAGTCTAATATTTCTGCTGGCAACGTAAGCAAAGGTAACTACAAGCCAACTAAAACTGATGGTATTACAATGCGTGGTTATGGTGCAGCTACTAAAGGCATTAAATCACGTGGCCCAATGGCTTAATAGGGAAACCCCTTAAATGAACTATGTTCAGCTGTATCAAGCGATACAAGACTACAGTGAGAATACGGAACCGCTGTTTGTAAATAATATCCCACGCTTTGTAATGGAAGCTGAAGATAGGATTTATAACAACGTCCAGATTCCTTCACTTCGTAAAAACGTATTAGGTACACTAACAGCTAGTAATAAGTATTTGTCTTGCCCTAACGACTATCTATCTACATACTCTTTAGCTGTAGTTGATAGCACAGGTAGCTATACTTACTTGCTTAATAAAGACGTTAACTTTATTCGTGAGTGCTATCCAGACCCTACCTCCACTGGACTGCCTAAATATTACGCATTGTTTGGCTCACAATACTCAAGTCCTAACGAATTAACTTTCATTATGGGGCCTACACCAGATACCAACTATACGGCTGAATTGCACTATTTTTACTACCCAGTTTCTATTGTTCAGGGTGCCATCGCTACTCTTAGCCCTTTGTCTGCTTCAGGTGCTTCAGGTGGTACTTTATATAACACAGGTGTCTACTCAAACGTGCCTCTGACTGGTGGCAATGGCTCAGGCGCTACTGCAAATATCGTGGTAGTTGGCGGCTCTGTAACTTCTGTAACCCTTACAAACCCAGGCAACTTCTATGCTGTTGGGGATACATTAAGTGCTAGTTCTTCTAGTATTGGCGGCTCTGGTACAGGCTTTGCGATTAAAGTAGCTACAGTAAATAACCCTGCTGGTACAAGCTGGCTTGGCGATAACTATGACCCAGTTCTCCTCTACGCTGCTATGCGTGAGGCTATTCTGTTCATGAAGGGTGAGCAGGATATGGTTAGCTATTATGAGAAAATGTACCAAGAAGCTATTGCACAGCTAAGACGACTCGGTGATGGTCTGGAACGCAATGACGCATACAGAAGGGGGCAAACCAGTTTGCCGTACGATAAGCTATGATTTCTCAAGGTCAATGCAATATTTTCAAAAAGAACTGCTTAAGTGGTTTAGAGAACTTTGCGGCTGGTACAAGCTACACCTATAAAATTGCCCTATATACAAGCCTAGCTAACTTGACTCCAGATACCTTGGCTTATAGTACAGCTGGCGAGATTACTGGCTCTGGGTATACCGCGGGCGGTAAAGTCCTAACAATTAGTCAGGTGCCTACTTATGATGCCGCTAACGATACTGCCTATGTTAACTTTGCCAATGTAGTTTGGAACCCAGCTTCCTTTACTGCTAGGGCAGCTTTGATATACAATAGCACTACTAATGCAGCAGTGGCAGTAATAGATTTTGGGTCAGATAAGACAAATACGGCAGCAGGGACATTTACGGTAACATTTCCAACGGCGACATCAACAACCGCCATTATTCGATTTAATTAGGAGCAATTATGAGTGACGAAAAAATGGGTATGGGCGACTTTGTTGATGCAACAGTTACTCGTAACGCAGGTAG